GCGGGTATGTACATCAACCTTGCAACAGGCTCTATATCAGCTAAGAACTTCTCTGTATCGAGCTCCGGTACAATGTCAGCAACGAATGCAACTCTGACAGGTACGTTCGAGACCGGAGCGGACGAGCAAGGTTGTAAAATTAAGGTGATGGACGGTAAGGTACACGCATACCTTAACAATAACCGTGTCGGCGGTCTGGGCGCTGCGGTCAGCAGTTCGGACCCGACTAAGGCACAGTATGCTCTACTCGGCTCCACGAACTTCCAGGGCGTTATGATAGGTACCCTATACAATCACGAAGTAACACCATACTACCGTATGAATTACAGCGACTACTATACAAGTTATGGCTGCCGTCACTGGTTCTCGGGTGACTTGAAGTTCGTCAACGGTAAGGTGAAATCCAACTTTGAATTCACTGACGGCTACGGTATAAGCTACGGCGGTAACGTAGCATTCCGCTTTGTAAACGGCTCAGGTGTGAACATTGGTATAACAGGCAATAACGCCTGCACCACATACATCAAGGGCTCGGAGATAAGATTTGCGGCTAAGATCGCATCATCAATACAGTTTGCTGATAACACAGGCATATCCTACGGTGGTAACTGGGCTTTCCTTTACGATAATACCGTATCAAACCCCGGTGTGTTCGTTGGTATAGCGGGCTCCGATGCTTGCCCAACATATATCAGAGGTTCAGAAATACGTCTGAGAGCAATAGCGTACACCAGCGGAGGTAACCAGGTAACATCGGATAGGCGAAAGAAAAAGAACATCACAGACCTTGACAGCAGATATACAGCTCTGCTTGACAATCTGTCAGCGGCTACATATCAGTACAAGGAAACAAGACCCGATCAGACTAACTGCGGCTTTATTGCTCAGGACGTTAAGGCGGCTATGGAGAAAGTCGGGCTCTCTGAGAAGGACTTCGGAGGATATCACGATCACTACGGTGACGGAAAAGACCTCTATCTCGATTACACACAGTTCATACCCATACTTTGGGAGATAGTCAAGAAGCAGCAGAAGGAACTTGACGAAATCAGGAGGAAATCAATATGAAAGTAAGACTTGAAAAGATACTCGATGCACAGATGGCTCTTAGTGAGCTTGCAAGAAAAGACCTCAAGATCGCTACGGCGTACAAGGTGGCTAAGCTTATCAAGGCTGTGGCCGCTGAGGTTGAGTTGTTCAATGAGCAGCGCATCAAGCTCCTGCAGAGCGTAGGCAGTACACTCAGCGAGGACGGCAAGCAGTATATCATACCGAGCGACAAAAAGGCAGAGTTCGCGCAGCAGTTCAGTGAGCTCGTAGCTGTCGAGGTAGATGTGCCTGATAAGATAAACATATCGGGTGAGGATATCTCCATAGCTCCCGACCTGCTTATGGCAATCGAGGACTTCATAGAAATAGAGGTGTAAGCTAATGGAGATCAGTGTTATCATATCAATCCTTTCGCTTCTGGTGGCGGCGATCGTAGGTTTCACAAACCTCAAACGTAATCAGACTACGGACAACAGGCAGACAGCGGCTGAAATGACTACGGTTATAGTCAAGCTCGAAACGCTGAACACAAACATATCAGAAATGAAAGCAGACGTTAGGCACACCAGAGCAGACCTGCAGGAGATACGCGACAGACTTATCATGTGTGAGCAGTCCACGAAGTCTGCACATCACAGGCTTGATGCTTTGGAGAACAGCGTAAACCACTAGGACAACGAGAGCGCTTTTCTGAGGGGCTTATCCTCCGAGAGGTACAACTTCACAGGGTAAGCCCGAGAAGCGGCACAGCGAACGGCTGTGCTTGTCCTACGATAGATTATAGGAGGGGTAGCATGAATAAGAAGAAAATGAGCGAGTGGCTGTACAGAGCACTCAGGACATTCGGACAGGCAGCGATCGGCTACATCGGTGCTAACATAGCACTGACAGATACATCGGACAGTCAGGCTCTGAGAGTTCTGCTGACTGCGGCTATTGCAGCAGGCATATCAGCACTTATGAACGCAGATCTGAACCACGAGAAGTAAAGGAGTGTAGACGTATGAGCAATAGTAGTCTTGCAAAGTGGAAGTGGAGCGGTATATCTGACCACTACAACATAAGAGATCACGCCATCGACAAAATAACGATCCACCACATGGCAGGTAATTTGTCGCTGTCTGGCTGCTGTAATGCGGTGCAGTCCAGAGGTGGATCCACGAACTACTGCATAGACAGTAACGGCAATATCGGTGTGATGATAGACGAGAGATACAGAGCATGGACGAGCTCCAACAGGGAGAACGACATGAGGGCTGTAACAATCGAGGTAGCTAATGCCCCCGGTGCAGGTGAGCCTAACTGGAAGGTGACCGATGCAGCACTCAACGCCTGCATTAAGCTGTGTGCTGATATCTGCAGAAGAAACGGCATTAAGCGCATCAACTACACCGGAGATACATCGGGTAACCTCACCATGCACAGGTGGTTCTTCGCCACCGGCTGCCCCGGTCCTTATCTGGGCAGTAAGTTCCCTTATATTGCATCTGAGGTAAACAAGCTCCTCACCATAGCACCTGCAGCTCCTGCACCCGCGCCTGCTGTTAAGCCTACGGTGACCAACCCCGGTACCGGCGGCGGTACTTCTCAGATATACCGTGTGCGCAAGTCTTGGGCTGACAGTAAGTCTCAGATAGGTGCATTCAAGAGCCTTGCCAACGCTAAGAAGGCTTGCAAGGCAGGGTATAAGGTGTTTGATGAAAAAGGCAACGCCGTATATCCTGAGACTGCGGCTAAGACCTACAAGGTCAAAGTCGTGCATGACGATCTCAACATCAGGTCAGGCGCAGGCGTATCAAACAAGGTGGTCGGCAGCATCAAAGATCACGGCGTTTACACCATAGTGGCTGACAAGGTCGTTGACGGTCAGAGTTGGGGCAAGCTCAAAAGCGGTGCAGGGTGGATATGCCTTGCAGCAGGCTTCACAAAGAGAGTATAACAACCATTAAAGCAGACCTCCATATATACAAGAGTCCTCTCTCGGGTAGTTCCGGGAGAGGATTTGTTATTGCTAGCAATATTCATTTCTTAGAAAGCAGCTCCTGGGCAGCGCACAGCGCGAGGTATGATACTGCATAAGGACGTGAACGTTCGAGCACATCATCTTCGTACATGTGGCTGAACACTGCTTCAATTGAAGCGAGTGCTTCTGCTATCAGATCTTCATCATTCAGCCCTTCAACATCTCTCGCATAGTGCTCTGAGAGCTGCTGTCTGAGTTTTTCTCTATTGGTAATTTGCATAATATACCCCCTCATAATCATTTCTTACATTGTCGAAAGTGGCTAAGTAGTGGGGTAACAAAGAGCGGTAACATTCTGCTGAAACCCCTATTTTCTGTTACCCCTGTTTATTTTCTTGTTACCCCTAATGTTACCTTAAATGTTACCCCTGAAACCCCCTATTTTACTATGTTTCATATATAAAGGTAACAAAGTAACATAAAAATAGGTAATAGACTAGAAATAGCATATTATGGGCGCGTATACGCCATACACGCCATATCTGCGCCCGTATACGCGCGCGAGCGCGAATGTTGTTACCTCACTCTTTCGGCTCTGGTTCGTAGGACAGTATATCCCCGGGCTGACACTCGAGCAGTTCACACAGGGTAGCTATACCGTCAGCGCCGAGCATCTTACCCTCTTTCAGTTTTTGGATAGAGCCGTGTGAAATGATCTTCTCGACATTGAGACGGTATGTGGAGTAACCCTTTTCTTTCAGGGCTGCTAATACATTGATCTTGTACTGTAACGACATGATATCACCTCCCGCTTACATTGTATCATAAAACCTTACCGAAAACAAGGTAACATTCTGCACAAAAATAATACCGAATTTTTGGTAATAATGCGAATTGAATATTACCGAATTTTTGGATATAATAAAAGCACAGTAAGAGATACGAACCACAGACCACAGGAGGTAAGTGATATGAAAAGATACTTTAAGACCGTTGATAACGAACTTGTTGAGATAAGCAAGGATGAAGCTGATGCTATGGAAAAGAGAAACAACGAACTTTTCGCAAGCGGTGACTTTTCAAAGATGCTCGAAATAGAAATCCCGCTCGTTATAGAGCAGTAATACAATTCACAAGGAGGTAAGCACCATGAAAGACACAATGTATCTCGTATTTAAGCAGATAGGCAACTTCGCTACAAGACAAGACCCGATAGTTGCCTATATTATCGGCGCTCCTCGTGAAGCGCAGGAGGAGTGCAACAGACGAAACAAGGCAGGCACAGCTTACCACTACTTCATGGAAGCAGCGGAAGTCAAGAAGGAGGGCATAGAGATATGAACGATACACTGAGAATGAAAAAGCTGCTGATAGCACTTAACGACTACATGAACAGTTTCAGCTATTACGATGATGAGACGGACGAAACTGTGATAGACGGAGACGAAACCGAGTGCTATAACGTAATCATGCAGGACGATGAACTGCATCTGCTAGGTACCGAGACGGTCAAGAGCGTGATTCACACCTGCTTCGTGGACTGGGAAGAATTTGACAAGATGTGCAGGAAGTACAGGGCTTACTGAGACAAGGAGGTATGAACGATGAACACTAACGAAATCAGAACCATAGACACCGACCTCTACCGATACAGAGGTTACTGCATCACCGGAAACGAAAGCATACGCTTTGTATGCGTGGCTCCCTACGGAGCTTTCTCCCCGAAAGCATACAGCTCAATAGAAGAAGCTAAGGCAGCCATAGATGAAGATATAGCAGCGAGGTGAACATGATGTTAGAGTTCTACATGGTAGTCGCAAGAGTGAACGGTATAGACTACCTCACAAAGGTGAACGCAGAAAGCAATTACAGCGCGGAGCATCAGGTCATGGACTTGGGTATCTGCGGAAAGCACGACTATTCGGTGACCGCCTGCATGGCATACGACCGTGAAGCTATGAAAACAGATACGTTCATAGGTGCAGCACTTAACGCTGCACCGATCACGTTCAATGAACTGGCAGACCTGATAGAGGAGCGGAACAAAGAGATATTGAAGCGTGACGAAACGGAGCACAGGATATCAGCGATCGAGAAGAAGATACAGGAACTGACAAGCGAACTTGAAGCAGCTCGGAAGTTCATGGAAGGATAACACGGAGGTAATCACAATGACAGTAAATGAAAAGTTCATCAGCAGGCTTATAGGCATACTCGAGGGCGCAAGTGAGCTCGGTACAGCCAACGTTCGCAAGATGGAAGATACCGGAACCGATGAATACATCGTCCGATATGAGGACGGTAACAACATCACGATCTCGATATACTTCACCGACAAGGACTGCTGCAACGTAGGATATCTTGATGCAGATGCCAGGTATAGAAGCTTTTCCTCGTGGGCGAGGATTGACAGGGCTAATGAAGCGAAGTTCCTCTTCGATCTGGCTATACTGCTCCACAGGTGCAGCGAGTACGCGGCCTATCACTTTGACTTCATAGAGGACTAAAACACAAGGGCGGCTCTGCTGCCGCCCATAACTAACTAAACGGAGGTAATCACAATGGCAGAGAACAAGATGTACTTACAGAGCGACAACAGCGGATACGGTGTCCTGGTACTGGACGGAGCACACCACAAGTGGTATTACTGGGGTGAGAACGAGATACCCGCTGTACTTATCGGTGAGACCGATGAAGAAAATGCAGAGATCATCAGCAAGGCTATCACAGCAGGAATGTTTGATGCTGATGATTTCATCAACGAGCACTCCGAGGAAGAGCTTGCAGAACATCACATAGAAGCTTATGACGGTCTGACTGACATAGCTGCTGTTGACAGCTACGAGAACGATAACCGCGACTGTGACAAGACAAGTTGGATAGAGATCAAGGAGGTAAGATCATGAAAACGAAATGTATTGCAAGTGCACCTGATAAGGCTACGCTTGAAAAGCTTATCAACGAGTACTTCTTCTCAACCAGTTACTTCATAACCGATGACCTGCAGGTCAAGAGCGCTAAGACAGGAAAAGTCCTTGACGGTTACAACATTACCGTTAAGACATCAAAGTGGAAGTCCGGAAAGGTCGAGGAGAAGTGGCGGTTCAGCAAATACGAGGATGAGGAGGATTAAACCATGAGACCGTTGACAATAAGAGAATGCATCAGATACTGCGAGAATGCCATGAGGGAAATGTGGGAAAGATACGGCAAGCCTGCTGAATACAGTAAACGCCGTGAAGTATACGTCCGCTGCAAGGAGCTCTGCAAAGAGAACGGTTATGTCGGTTCTCGCTTCGTCTCGATCTGGAACACAGCGAGCACCAACGCACACAGGGAGGTGGTCACAATATGTCGGTAGTGATCGGTAACGTGATCTTCATGAAGTCAGATGACGACAGGTTCACTTGGGAAGCACACAGACCAGATGTACATGGAGTGGTCGCTTGGGTGTCGGTTCTTCCCGGTGACGTAGAAGTACACAACAGGGTAAGCGTAGAACATTATTCAACACTCGAAGAAGCTGCAAGAGCTATCGAGCAGTACGGCTAAGGTGAAAACAAAGAAAGAATATAGGGGCAGAGGGTCGGAGTTCTCCGGCTCTCTTTTTGTGTCCGCGTGTCCAGTTTTCATGTCCAGTTTTTGTGAAAAATACAGTTTTTCTGTGCATATCATGCACATACAGTTATTGTTGAGAGCATAATAAAACCGCCTGCTTACGCGATATTACGTAAACAAGCGGTTTTCGCTTTGGCGGAGAAGGAGGGATTCGAA